CGCGGGCATCAACGCCCGCTTAAAGCGTTTGGAGCAAATCCTTATCGCAAGCGCAGGAGCCATTATCCTGTTGCTAATCAATACAACGTTCAAGTTGCACTGATATGTTTGACCTGTTATCCGGTGGACTTCTTGGTTCGATCTTTGGCGGCCTATTCAGGCTCGCGCCAGAGATCCTAAAGTTCATGGATAAAAAGAACGAACGGCAGCATGAGTTGAATATGTTTCAACTCCAAACTGATCTGGAAAAGATGCGCGGCCAATTCAAGATGGAAGAGAAGTACGTTGACCATTCCATTGCGCAACTTGATACGATCAAGGCCGCATTTGAAGAGCAAGCCGAAACCGCCAAATCAGCTGGTTGGTTCGTGGCGGCCATATCCGCGCTAGTGCGTCCAGGCATCACCTGGTCGCTTTTCTTTATGTACGCAGCCGTGAAGGTTGCCGCCATCTATCTAGCGTTTGAATCGCAAGCAAGTTGGCAGGACGTGTTAAACCAATCATGGGACTCGGATGACTTTGGCCTTTTCACCATGTGCGTGTCATTCTGGTTTGTTGGTCGATCCATTGAGAAGTACCAGAAGCAATGAAAGAGGCCATCAAGATCGCCAAAGACTTATTGGTGGTTCCGTTTGAGGGCTGCGCTAAAGTATTGCCAAACGGTATGGTTGCCGCGTATCCCGATCCTGGTTCTAATGGCGATCCTTACACGATAGGGTTTGGGACAACAGGCCCGGACGTGACGCCAACAACCGTTTGGTCGATGGCGGAATGCGAGAAACGCTTAGAGGCTCACCTGATTCACTTTGCCACAGGACTTATCAAACTATCACCGAGGCTTGTTTCCGCCGCGCCACGCCGATTCGCAGCTGTCCTGTCGTGGGCATACAATTGCGGACTAGGAAACTATCGGATCTCAACGTTTAAGCGACGCATCGACGCAGGCGATTGGGCAGGGGCGCGCGAGGAGTGCGTGAAGTGGAACAAGTCACGCGGACGTGTGATGCGTGGTTTAACGCGTAGGCGTGAAGCTGAAGCACTTATGATGAGATAAACATGCTTGCACCGCTCAAAATACCGCCAGGCGTATACAGGAACGGCACCAATTACCAGGCCGCGGGTAGGTATTGGGACGCCAATCTGGTTAGGTGGTACGAAGGAACCATGCGGCCTGTTGGCGGGTGGGTGAAAGCGTCAGGCGATACGTTTACAGGTTCAGCGCGTGGCATGTTCAGTTGGCGAGATAACGATTATGACCGTTGGCTTGCCGTGGGAACGCACTCCAGACTTTACGTTTGGAATGGCGGAAACTTTTACAACATCACGCCATCCGGTTATATCACTGGACGATCATCATCGTTTACGGGTTACGGTTACGGCGCAGCCAATTACGGCGCAGCCGGTTACGGCACCAAGCGATCCGTTGGCGCGGAACTTGATGCAACAACCTGGTCGCTCGATAACTGGGGCGAGTATCTTGTGGCGTGTGCCAATTCAGACGGGAAACTTTACGAGTGGCAAAACAACGTTGGATCAATTGCCGCTGTCATCACGAACGCGCCAGTTGATAACACGGCATTGATCGTTACGCCAGAGCGTTACCTGTTTGCCCTTGGCGCTGGCGGTAACCCGCGTTTAGTGCAATGGTCAGATCAAGAGGACAACACGGTTTGGACGCCATCAGGAACGAATACCGCTGGCGCGTTAGAGTTACAGACTAACGGCCGCATCTTGGCGGCAAAACGCGTTCGCGGACAGGTCTTGATCCTTACCGAGACTGATGCTCATGTGATGAACTACCTTGGGCCGCCATTGGTTTATGGTCAGGAAAAAGTGGGTTCGTTTTGCGGTTTGATTGGCCCGCAAGCCGTTGCCGTGATTGAGGGTGGTGCGGTATGGATGAGCGACAAATCGTTTTTCCTATTCAACGGTCAGCTGCAACCGTTACCTTGCTCGGTTGGCGACTATGTGTTTACGGACATTAACCTTGATCAAGTGGCGAAGATTTACTCAGGCCACAATTCAGCGTTTGGCGAAGTGTGGTGGTTTTACCCGTCAGCAGATAGCAATGAGTGTGATCGGTACATCATTTGGAATTACCGCGAGAACCATTGGGCGATTGGCGCGTTAGCCCGCACATGCTGGACGGATTCAGGCGTATTCACAAATCCTTTGGCGGTTGGCACGGATGGCTATCTGTACGAGCACGAAAACGGATGGACGGATAACGGAACCCCTATCACGTCCACGCGTTACGCGGAATCAGGCCCGGTTGAACTGTCAACGGGTGATCGGTTTATGGCAGTGCGGCAAATATTGCCGGATGAAAAGTCACAAGGCCAAGTGAAGTTAACGTTTTACACGAAGCCAACGCCAGAATCATCAAGCACAACTTATGGCCCCTATACCATGCAACCGTACACGAATGCACGGTTCACAGGCCGCCAAGTAGCAATGCGCGTGGTTGGTAATGCTGATGCTGATTGGCGTGTTGGCACGATCCGTTTGGACGCTGTACCAGGTAGCGGGCGATGAGATTACCGACGCCGCCAAATACTTATTCGCAACCGCTTGAGCGTGAACGCAACCGCGCTTTGGAAAGTGCCGATGCGTTGAACTTGAAAAAGCTGCAAGACGTTGAGTTTGTGGAGGGTATGCGGTTGATCCTTCGCTCGCCAAACGGAACGCGATACAGCATCACGGTTAATAATTCTGGCGTCATCAGTGCAACGTCGATCTAGAGGTAGACATGGCAACGAAACAAGACATACAGGCTTTGTACCAGCAGGCGCTTAACAGAGCGCCGCGTGACGATGAGGTGAATTGGTGGCTCATGTCCGCCAACAACGAAAAGTGGACGCCAGCACAGTTGCGTAGCGCGTTTTTGCGTGACGCGATACCTGAGCTTTACACGTCAGTCTTGGGGCGCGCACCGCAACCCAATGAAACAGCATACTGGGATTGGGCGCAAAACGAATTAGCAAGCCCAGAGAAACTGCGCAGCGAGTTTCTGCGTTCAGCGCAACCAGAGATTGACATTAACGCAGCGCGTCAAGTAGGCGCTAAACGTACAACGCAAGGCATTACCCAGACAGGTTTGGCGGAACGAACGTATACGCCATACGCTGGCGATTACACCCGTTACGGTTTCGGGCCTGAAGGTTTACTGTTCACCAACACGGGCAAAGTAACGCCCTATGTACTGCCATCCGGTGAGAAGTGGCGGCCAGCCGTTGAGCCAGCCGAGCCAAAGCCAAGCGATTCAAACTTACCGCCCGTTGATAAAAAACCAATTCCACCGGATCTTGCAACCTTAACGCCGAATCCAAATCCACCTGGAACGGTAACGCCAGGTGCTGGCGGCAACACGGGTTTGCTCGAAATGGGCAAGGATAATTTCATTGATGATCGCTCCACTTTACTACCCGGCGGGTCGGTAACGGATAGCCTTTTGAATGTTCCGACGCAACCCGTTGTCAATCCTTACGATCAACAAGTAACGGGCTGGTATCAATCACTGCTTGGACGCGCACCAACGCAAGCCGATCTGAGTTACTGGGGCGGTGAACTCGCCAAAGGCGTTGATGCTGGCGCGATTCAGGAATCTATTGGCACATCACCCGAAGCGTTGCTAAACCGCACTTACCGCATGTCACTTGGAAGGATGCCAACGCAAGCCGATTACGGTTATTGGCTTGGCGAGTACAACAAAGGTGTTCCGCTGTCAGATATTCGCCAATCCATTAGCGCATCACCCGAAGCGCAGCTATTTTCAAGCTACAACCAGGCCGCGCAGAATATGACTTTGCAGCCATATAACTACTATCTTGGGCAGTTAGGTAGTGGCGAACCAGTCCAAGGTCTTTTATCAAGTTTCACGCCACAAAACGTAGATTCAGGCGGCTTGTTTTCTATCCAATGACAAAGTTTGATCTTCAGCACTGGGAGCGATGCAAGCCTTACCTTGAGGCGGCATTGCTTCACGCTGGACAAACGCATACCATTGAAGATATTGCAAAGGCCGTGACAAACAAGCAAATGCAGTTTTGGCCCGGTTCGCAATCCGCTGTCATCACAGAGATTCAGGTTTATCCGCGAAGCAAGGCATGTCACTACTTCCTTGCTGGCGGAAACATCGAAGAACTCGCCGCAATGCGCCCCGTTATCGAGAAGTGGGCGTTATCCATAGGATGTAATCGCGTCACGCTAGCGGGTAGGCGCGGATGGATCAAATCATTTCTGGCGGACGAAGGTTATCAAGAGAAGTGGACTGTCATGTCCAAGGAGCTATCACCATGAGTAAAGGCGGCGGCGGAAGTTCGTCAACATACACACCCGATCCAGAGTTTAAGCAAGCTGCGCTGCAAAACTATGCGTTTGCGCAGCAGGTGGCGCAGCAACCTTATCAAGCCTATGGCGGGCCACGGATCGCGGGATTCACGCAACCGCAACAAGAAGCAATGGCCGCCATAAGAGAATCGCCATTAAGTCTTGGCGAATCCATGGCTAACTTTTACAATCCTTATAACCAGCAAGTTATCAAAACCACGATCGGCAACATTGAAACGAAACGCCTG